AACCGAGGTGCAGCATCAGCCACAGGCAACCGAGGTGCAGCATCAGCCACAGGTGACCAAGGTGCAGCATCAGCCACAGGCAACCAAGGTGCAGCATCAGCCACAGGTGACCAAGGTGCAGCATCAGCCACAGGCAACCGAGGTGCAGCATCAGCCACAGGCAACCGAGGTGCAGCATCAGCCACCGGCGACCGAGGTGTAGCATCAGCCACAGGCGATTATAGTGCAGCGTCAGCTACCGGCAAGGATAGCATTGCTCTTGCTGCCGGATACGAGTGTAAGGCTAAGGGAGCTATAGGTTGCTGGATAGTCCTCGCAGAACGTGGAGAATGGGACGGTGATACCTACCCGATTAAGGAGGTCAAGGCGTTTGAAGTTGACGGGGAAAAGGTTAAGGCTGATACATGGTATATGCTAGTCAATGGAGAGCTTAAGGAGGTTTAGCGGGAGTAATTAATTCAAAACGAATTAGAAATGAATACACAATTTGAGCGATCAGCATGCGCTACCGATGAATGGTATACACCGAAGGAGATTATAGATGCGTTGGGTGAATTTGATTTAGATCCGTGTGCCCCGGTCAATCCACTATGGCAAACAGCTAAGGTGATGTATGATAAAAACTTCGATGGGTTAAAACAGGAATGGAAAGGCCGTGTATGGCTAAACCCGCCTTATTCCCGACCTCTTATTGAAAAATTCATCAGTAGGATGGCAGAGCATGGAAACGGTATCGCTTTACTTTTCAATCGCTGCGATTCAAAGATGTTTCAAGACACAATTTTTGAAAAAGCAACGGCGATGAAGTTTTTGCGCAATAGGATTCGTTTCTTTCGCCCGGACGGGACTCGTGGAGATTCACCCGGTTGTGGTTCCATCTTAATCGCTTTTGGCGAGGATAATGCGGAGATATTAAGGACTTGTAATATGGCAGGTAAGTATGTTAGAATCAATTAGAATGACAAAACATGAATAAGGAAGAATTTCTGAGCAAAAGAGATGCCATCGATTTAAAGTTAAAAGAATTGAATGGCGAAAAGAAGAAGTTGGAAAAGGAATACATTGAATCCAACCAAGGATTCAATGTTGGAAGCAAGGTCTGTATAACGGTCCCGGCTCATGAAAGGTTTTCTCTATTGAGCAATGAAAGGATATTGGTCCCCGAAGCGAAGAAGTTAGCCTATATTGCATATTATGAGATTGATGATAACGGAGAGGTTGTCCCCTCTTTAAGACAGTTGGATTACAATGGGGGCATGTCAGAAATGCCTTTATATGTTAATTTTAAGAAGACTATAATTGAATTAGTGTGAGTTAATTAAAAATCAGGACAGATATGAAACAGAAGTTAGAAGAAGCAGCAAAAGAATATGCAGAATCAGTAATTGATTCATTCGGGACAAACGGAATTCCGAATGGTGTTTCCGATATTAAAGACATGATTGCTCTTAGTTTTGAAAATGGCACATCATGGCTTTCAAATCAGATTAAATCTATCATCCTGGATGATACGTTGACAGATGGGGAAGTCATAGATAACATTAGTGAGCTATTGAACCAACAAGGATGTATTGGAGCGGATTAAAGAGAAAGGAGATTGATTATGAAAGAACTTATTGACTATTTGAATCAATCCGGATTGACGGGATTAGTACGTACATATATGATTGCCGGAGGTATTTTATCTGTCATTGTATTTATTGTGACAATATATATGATTATTAAAATGTCACGTGCTCTTAATGGTAGGAAAAAATCTATGTTGGATTTTCAACGTAGATGCAAAAAAGGGGAAAAATAACTTGTAACAAGATAAATATGAATAAGATAGAAAAATTGGCTGGAGAATATAACTCCGCCTTTGCTCGACTAGCAGTAATAGAAAGTGAATTGACCAAAGAATGTCAGAAGTACGTTTCTTGGGATACTGTTCAAGTAAGTATTACTGGTGGTGGTGCTCCCATTGTACAGGCAAGAGAAGAGATAGATGCCGTTCCTTTGGAGGACTTTGTTGACCATGTAAATAAATATGGCAACATGTCAGAATGCGCCTACGGACATTTAGCTTGTATTTGATTTAAAACAGAACAAATATGAAAAAAGTAACGATAATATGTGATGCATGCGGAAGAGAGATACAGCCATCGTATTTCCGCAGCGCAAGATTGGATTTTGAAATCAATGAATGGAGTGGCGGCTCTGTTGGTGGCAATGAAGATATTTTCATTCAAAACGCTGATTTGTGTTGTGAATGTGCTCACAAGTTGCAAAGATTTATAGAAAACGAATTGAACATTCAACCACATCACCCCTAATTGATTAAATTATGAAACAGACAGTAGAAGAAGCAGCAAGGGAAAATATCTTGTTTAATCACAGGACAGTTGACAGGACTTTGTTTGGTAAAGATTTGGCAAGGTTTGGAGAGATAAATTTCATACAAGGTGCCGAATGGCAATCCAAGCAATCCCCGTGGATAAGCGTTAAGGAACGGTTGCCGGAAGATACAAACGAAAAATTAGTGGCGCTTGAAGATGGAACAATAAGAATAGCGCATTATGATGAAGATTACAACGAAGATATGGAATATCACTTTTGGTATGACTGCGCTGCAAGTGAGAGTTATCATAGAGATGATGTAATCTATTGGATGTCAATACCGTCTTTCGATGAGATACTAGAATCCAACAGGGATGTACTTGAACGAATTAAAGAGAAAGGAGATTAATAGTGAAGTACATGGGTAGCAAGGCAAGAATAGCCAAGGATATCTTGCCTATTATATTAGCCAACAGAAAGCAAGGTCAATACTACGTAGAACCGTTTGTCGGTGGATGCAATACCATAGATAAGGTGAATGGTAACCGAATAGGTGCCGACTTTAACAAATATCTTATTGCTATGTGGAAGTTCCTCACACAAACCAAACTTGAATTTCCGCATTATATAAGCCGTGAAACCTATTTATATTGGCGCGGCATTTGGCATAAAAGAAGTTGCGTTGATATAACTTCCGATGATGCTATGATTGGCTGGGTAGGATTTATGGGGTCTTTCAATGGTCGTTTCTTTGACGGTGGATATTCCGGGCACGATGTCAAGGGAAAATGTGGGAAACGTGATTATATATCCGAGCAGATAAGAAATACGCTATCGCAAGTTGAAAGTTTAAAAGGGGTTGATTTTCGATGGTCTCACTATCAAGACTTAACCATACCTCCCGAAAGCATAATTTATTGTGACCCGCCTTATAAAGGAACGAAGCAATATTGTATATCAAAAGATTTTGATTACGGGAAATTCTATGAATGGTGCAGGCGCATGAAATCCGAGGGGCATTCAGTCTTTATATCTGAATATGATATGCCCGCTGATTTTGAATTAATTTGGGAAAAGCCTATAACTAATTCCATGAACCAGGTAAATACAAAAAAATGCGTGGAAAGATTGTATATAATATAGAGAAAGGAGATTGAGATATGGAAATAAAGAACGGAATAATAATTGATGGAGTGTTGCATGAGATGACGAGTGAAAATGTCCCATGCAACCAATGCTCACTGTTGCGCATTTGCAGTAAGTCAGAAAAGGAAGAATATGCCATCTGTCTTTGTGCTTTGATGAACTGTGATGGTTTTGTTAACCGCGGAAAAGTAAAAATAGAGAAGGAGGAATAACTATGGGATTTACAACACCGTGTTTCATAAAAAAGAATACACCGGAGCTTCGGAAGAAGCTGGAAGAGTTGGGGTATAAGCTCAATAATGGCAAATGGATGGGCAAATATCTTGCGGCATTCCAAATTAAAGAAACAAAGGAATGGAGATATGTTGCATCCCCTGAATGGGATTTGCAAAATAACCCAGATATAGATGCTTCTATTGATTGCGGAACCAACGAAGAACTTTTCTTGGCTATAGCTTCATTAAGAGATGATACAAACAACAATCAACTATTCACTAATGATAAGGGCGATTGGGGTATATACCGGGATGGCTCTGATGGAGGTTTATCTGGAATGGATTTCTATGGGATGCCTAATGATTTTGAGATTGACAATTACCACAAGGCTACCGTAAATGAACTGATTGAACATTTTAAAACAAAGGAGGAACAACGATGAAAGCAAGAATAAAAAGAAAAATACAAAAAAGACCATTCCTATACAATGTAGGACAAGTTTTTAAGGCTTGTGATTGGCTTACTGAAATTCAGCGTGGAAATATAGTTTGGTATCGGTATCATTCATTCGGTACTATTACTAAGCGTTATGTTAAAATAAATGATTAAACAATGAAAGCAAGAGTAAAATCAACAGGAGTTTTGGTAGATGTAACTCCCCAATTAAACATCAACTCTCAACATAGCAGAGATTATTTATATGTATGTGATAACATGGTTTTCAAGGAATACGAACTTGATTTTTCAGCTATCGAATGGGAACAGAGGCGATATGAACTAGCTAAATCCGCGATGCAAGGATTTTGCAGCAATCCACATGAACAGATAATGAGTGCTGGTTCGGATATGATAGCAGAATGGAGTCTTGGTTTCGCTGATGCGCTAATAAGGAAACTGAAAGGAGAATAGCTATGGATAGTGTACAGACACAAACCTTTTCCATTAAAGGGGATGGAGGTGGTGAAGCATATATTAACTTTTGCGATGGACAATTATATATTTCTGTTGTTGTAGAAGGGAAACAGGCAGATTTTCACTTTGAGCCTGTTACTTTGAAAATGTTTGCCCATACTTATAAGCTGCATTGTGAAGATATGCTTGCTAATGCTTTAAAGAGTAGATAACTTGAAAGTATTAAGAAATGAGACTCCTGTCGCTCGCAAAAAGCACAGGTGCGATTTTTGCGGTGAAGTAATTTCCGTTGGAGAAAAATATAACAGACAGACCAATGTTTATGACGGTCGTGTTTATGACTGGGTAACCCACTGTGAATGCTCCAAGTTAGCCTGTGAACTTGATATGTTTGATGATTGCGATGAAGGACTTGACGGTGATGGGTTTGTTGACAACTTAAATCAGTATGTTTACGACAATCATTATGATGATAAAATAGATGATATTGCGAAGGATTGGCAATTACCACGCTATGAATTAGTAAAGAAAGTGTTGGATTAATTAAACAAGAAATAGTTATGACCGAAGAATTTGTAACGTTGGAAACTGCGAAGCTGTTGAAAGAGAAAGGCATGTTTACAGATATAGAATTTCCTCCGCAATCCATCGCCCAAAAGTGGCTTCGTGAAGCCAAGAACCTGCATATCGAAATATCCTATATGTATGGAAATTATTGGATATATGATATACTAACAATTCCGAATCACGACTTAGTAGGATTGTCTGACAGACCTATTGTCCATTATAATACCTACGAAGAAGCACTTGAGGCAGGATTACAAGAAGCATTAAAACTTATATGATTATGAGAAAATTCACATATGTATTGGCATCTGTCATCATATCATATCTAATTTGTGTATATGAGTATAATATGTGGGACTTTATTACAGGATTAGAACCTTCGCAAACTTGCGAAAGATTACTCGGATATGTGTTATATTGCGTGATATTCTATTGGACTGCAAAGCTATTGATTATGATTAAATAAGTATGGAAACAGCAGAATTAATATTTAAATTCGTACTTGCCCCATTAAATTTTTGTACTTTGGCATTTTTACCTTAATTTTGGTAAGCAAGTGTCACAGACGCATGGAGAATAGGTTTGATGAGATAGAAAAATGCGTCTGTCATGTGTCATATCGTAACGACATTGTTTACATCACCCAGCTCTTGGAACTGTAAAGATGTGAATAAATAAGGAACGGTATGAGGAAGCCGATAAGATTGGAGAATAATCAAGGATGAAGAAATCAAATTAGGAATAAGGAAATGAACAATTTTAATTTAAACGAATTGCGCGATCGCGCTTATAAAACCGCTTGTGAACACGGTTTTCACAATGAGGAATTGAGTAATAAACACCACCTTTGTTTAGTTATATACGAACTTATGGAAGCTGTGGAAGCAGATAGGAAAAAGCGATTTGCAAAAGTTCCAGTCGATAAAAAAGGTACAATATTTGACGAACGGACTTTTCATTATCAAAATAAGTATTTTGCGGAAAACTTTGAAGCATATATCAAAGACCGTGTGGAAGACGAACTTGCCGATGCAGCTATACGCCTGCTTGATTTGTGCGGATTGCGTAAGATAGACATCGAGGATTTTACGGAAGAAATGTTATACGAGGCGGAGGAAAGTTGCGAGGATGAGACCTTTACAGAAAGTATATATGCTATATCCACAATTCCCATCAGATATGCGTATGAATATGACTATCCATTAGAAAAGCAATTAAATGGCATGCTATTGGCTATTTTCGGGCTTGCCAACCATTTGGACATAGACCTCACATGGCACATCAATCAGAAGATGAGATACAATGAATTGAGAGAAAACAAAAATAGGAAAAAGTATTGAGCAACAATCTAAAAACAATAAGACGATGAAGGTTAACATTGAAAATTTACGCCAATCGGTTGTGATGCCGACTAAAGAAGACAGGGCAGACTGGACCAACGGCTTGTATCTAATCTACGAAGACGGACATGCAGAACCGTTTACCGGCGATAACTTCAAAGATTGTGTACGATACATCGGATTAAAGCATAAAGACGTATCGTTTGCCATCTCGTTGACGGAGCATAAGGATGTTCAGCTGCTTGACAATGACAGCCGAGAGGAATTTGGAAATCAAATCTATTATGGGCGTGAATGTGATGCATTATTTGATATGAATGGACAGCGTAACACTGCTCAACTGATTGAGCGAAATCCTAAACTGTCTAATCTGCTGAAAGATGACGAATATATCCCATCATTAGGACAGCTTAATTTAATAGTTCATTATCAAGATAATATAAACGATGTGCTGAGGTACATAGGCAAAGAACCGTTATCCTCCACATGGTATTGGTCCAGTACTGAGTACAGTCTCAGCCTCAGTTGGTACGTACACTTCTTCAGTGGGCAGACGAGCAACGGCAACAAGTGCTACAGTTACAGGGTGCGGGCAGTAGCAGCATTCACTTTGTGAACTACCGCTAAACTGAAGATTTAGGGGTTTTCAAATGCGAGTCCTTATAAAGTAACCATTTTTTTGGGGGGGGATCATTCTTAATCGGGTGGTCCCCTTTTCTTCACACTAACAAGCTATGGATAATCAAATGATAGGTAGTTCATCCCAAATATCCCATAAACTTCAATTAGCCGCACAACAAAGCCACCTTCATCAAAACAACAAAGGGAATCATTTTACAAATCCACCTCTCTAAACGTTCCATTGTATCATGGCTAGCAGTTGGCAGAATACCCAATGAGGAATATCATCCGATTGCTCAAGCAATATGTTCAACTTATCATCTTTCATATATATTATGTTAACATAAAAAAAACGGTAAAACCGTTGGGAATTACCGCTCTGATTTATTTTGAATCAACAAAACTTTATTGATATTTGCCTTTTAAGTTCTCGGTGAATATTTTTCAATAGATATGCCTAGAAATACATTCTTATCAAATTGTAGCCAGAAAAGATGTCAAACTTTCCATATCATCAAATTCTTTTATTTTAGTATCATCAGTCTTTCTAACTCTTTTTTTCTTCCTACTTTCAGAAACATATGACAATACCAAAGATGGCTATTAACACTTTAAATTTAGCGGTAATTTCAACAAGTCAAAGAACGCTTCTGTTCGATTATTATTTTTCCATTCCCTTTCTGCAATGTTCACACAAGAATTTCTTGGCAACAGGAAACATCTTCTGACCGACATATCCGCTGAGATATTGTGCTTCCTCTCCATAAGGGTCAATCCCGAAAGCCTTGGAAATATGCCGGCATAAATGACCTTTTTCGTGGTCCCACGAATTTTGAAACTGTTCGGGGGTAGAAGTCAAAGAGAGCACCATTACCGTCTCTCTTCTCCTGTAGTCCGAATAGGTAAGTCCGGTATTCATCCTGCCTTCCGTCAGGTTGCGATACGCACGTTTGAGGGAATCCCCCCTGCATCCTATACGGTACAGGTCGGTAATGATTTCCTTAGCCCAATAAGTGTGTACCGCATAATACACCTTGACGTGCCAATCCCCATATTTCGGTATGTAGAACTCCTGAACAATCATATAACATCAGACCAAATTACAGGAACTCCTTTACCGATGCAGGTGGCAAAGAATTCATCAAACGCCCTGCAAGGGTCCCCATCAATATCATCAAGGTAGCACTTTATGTGTTTGCACAAATGTGCTTCGTCAACCAATGATTTTTTGAAAAAATCCGCTTTCAACATATTTGCAACATAGGCAACGTCATATCCTTTGTCGTGTTCGATGGTAATTCCGTTTGCTTTGAGCATATCGTCCACCTCATCTTTACTCCAAGGGTCAAGTTTCTTTTCCTTGCCTGTTGCCTCGTCTTTCACTTTCATTTTTGAAACAGCCCATTCGTAAAGTTTTTTACTGAAATGGAATCCGTATGATTCCAGGTATTCTTGCATTCCTGATGGGAATTTGCTATATGTATCTAATCTTTGTTCCATAGCCTTAATTTAAAAAGAGGGGCGTTTCACCCCTCCTGTTATTAATAGAATTCACCGTTAGAGCGTCTGCGTCTGCGTTCGCCCATTTCATCCATACGCGGATATTCAGGAAAGTATCCGGGGTATCTGCGCTCATCCATGCCGGATGAGTTTCCACCACCTGAATAACTTCTCCCACCATCACGGAAACCCATCTCTCCGCGCATCTCTCTCATGGCTTTTTCGTAACCTTTGCGGCAGCCTTCCTTGTAGGCTTCCTCCACTTCGTCACCTCTCATACCGAAGCTGCGTCCGTAATCGTCACGCCCTTCTTCTAATATTTCCCACATTCCCATAATCATTTCTTGTTTTTAGATGCTTCAACCACTCCGAGCTGTTCCATTAACTTCTGATTCTGTGCAATGAGGTCAGCCATATTTTTGCTCATTTCCTGCATGTTCTTATCCATATTGGACATTTGCCCTTTCAATGCGGATATTTCCTGCTCCTGCTGTTGCTTGGCTGCAAATTCAGGGTTCAGCATGGCAAGCATTTGGTCACATACCCTAAGAAAGTTCTGATGATATTCCACACTTTTTAGGACATCCTCACTTTTCTGCTTCATGGTAAGGACCTCAGTATTCATTTCGTCTCTTGACCCTGTAATCAGCATCCCTGTCTTAATATCATCGGCAATATTGGCATTAGCCGGTATCTCTTGCAAATTGACATTCTGTCCGTTTATATTCACGACAAAATCAATAACCTGTACCGGCTGTGGATAAGGCATGTTGGGAACAGTCTTATATATGGTTTTTATGGGGCTTACATTAACGACCTGCCCACATTCCAAACTTGGATTTGCACCTCTATGAAGAAGATATAATGTACTGTTTACTCGTAAGTTCTGAAACATGATTGTTTGATTTTAAAGGAGTGTGGCTATTCCCATTTTGGAAATCACCACAAAACTCCATGTTAATTATTACTTGCTCCTTAAAGAAGCTGTTTCTGCTGTAGGAGCCGGAGCCGCTGTCGGTCTGTATCCACCATTAACAAGATACAATTCGTTGGTGTACTTGTTATAGTGAATTTCATAGATGCCTGTTCCGGCTAAGTTTTCAACAGTCACAGGCTCATTGTTATAAGCCATCAACGGTCTTGTGTCCCCATTAGTCCCTATCAGTATCGGAAGAGTTGCAGTCGTGCCGGCAGGTATAGCCTGACGGAGGCTGATATAGAACCCTCCAACATAATCCCTGTTACGGAATGCGTGGTTAGGAAGTTCCAAAGTAACATTCTCCGTGCCGACGGTCACAGCCACCGTAGGAAGAGTGTTGAAATTTGTTCTTCCGATTGATGGGAATAGGGATGGGAATCCTGTAAAAAAGTTAGGCCACATATCTACCTCCTTTCTTACCGGATTAACCCCAGTAGTTGTTGCAACCACATCCACTACGTCCGTATGCAGCATCACCGGCATAGGCTCCAAAAGCAGCAGCTCTGTATGTGTCAAGATTTACGCCAACGATGTTAGGGTATTGTACCGGTACGGTTTGTGGCATGCGACATTTAATGCCATCGACGTCTGATTGCAGGCTTTGCAATCCGGCTGCTAAAGGAGCAATCTGTTGTCCTACTGCACTCAGGATAGTGGCGTTCTGATTACGCTGGGATATTTCGGCTGTTAAAGTAGCCTTTTCCGCAGTAAGAGATGCAATCTTGTCCTGTAATGCCTGATTTTGAATTGCATCAAGTTTGGCAAGGATAGCATTCGTATTTGCAGTAGCACCGTCACGCAATGACAATGTGTTTTGGTTAGCAGTGTTGATTAATGCGTTAGTTTGGTTGCACATTGCAAGCTGGCTCTCGTATCCTTGTGTGGTTACAAGCTGTTTCATATCGCAGCAACAGCTACAAATCTGAGATGTCAGAGCGTTGTTACCTTGCATAATCGCAGTCAGGATACTGTTGGTGTTCTGACCCATTTGACTACCGAGACCGCAGATTGCCTGTGATACAGAGTTAATACCGGCAAGGATTTGGTCTGAAGAGGTGTTCACTGCTTGGGCTAATGATGCAATGTCTACACCGTTTCGGTTAAGTGTCTGCATGATCATTTCTCTTCCTTCATCGGCACCCTTATTGTTGTTGCCACCGAATCCAAAGTTTCCGTTACCGAAGATGGCTGCAATCACAATCAATGCGATGATGTCCTGAAAACCGCCATTGTTACCAAAGAAACCACCATTGCCGTTACCGTTGCCAAGTAACCCCATCAGATAGCCTGTGTCAATGCCACGGTTTTGCAAAGACGGAAGGATGGAGGCAAGCAGATTATTAGCAGCACCTCCATTACCTGACGGATCTCCAAAAACATAAGTTCGTTCCATAAGTATTTGTATTTTGTATCCCGGTCAAAATTGACCGTATGCAAAAGTACATATGTTGTAACTTATGTAAAATCAGTTGTTTCCCAATGATTTCTTTATATTATCCCAATATATTCTCAACATTTTCCCACTTTCCATCCTCTCATAGAAATTTGATATCATGTAGTTAACAGCACGTTTGGTTTTGTGGATATGAACGGCTATTTGTGAAGGGTACATGCCGCTTTCAGACAGGAGAGACACAAGAAGATACCGGGCATCCACTGTTTCCATGTTTTTATCAGAGGATAATATTTGGTCTACAGGCACTTCGGTTTCTTTTGAAACAATATTAATTATCTTGGCAAAGATTTCTGATTTGCACATAGTTTTTTCTAATTTTTATGCTTATCTTTGCCTCGCCACATAAAACATGAGATTTTGATGAACAAAGCATAAGATATTTATGTTGAAGATATTAGCCCCCAACATCAGGTATCTTATGCTTATCATGTTTTTATGTGGCAATATTAATATGATGATATGTTGGGGGCTTTTTTTTAATTCTTAGCCCCCGAAAGAACTGCTTTTGTTATTTTGAGTAATTGCTACGCTTCTACTCGTAGCGTTGTGAGGATAATCCTCGGTATAGTTTCTATTTCATTTTGAACCTCCTTTCTTTAAAAATTGATGATGGCATAATATAGACGTCGTTAATTTACTCAATAGATTATGCCTCTTCAAAGTCAAAATCAATTTCAAATTGTTGGTATTGTTTTGGATAAGCCTTGTCCATATTTCGCATAAATACCGCCCATTTGAAGTTAGATATTGTGGCAATGGCATGGATAGCTTCGAGATGTTGTCTCAATTTGGGCAATCCAACCTCTTGCGTAAGAAATTGGTGATGTTTGTAACTCCTGTTGCCATTGTCTTTTTTCGGATTGCGCTTCTTCAATTCTGCAAGAACCAAAGGGGCTATTCTCTCATATACAATATCGTTAATCCATGTACCGACAACCCCAGGACGCTTATTTGTCTTATCCCAATTCCAATTGTGCATTTTATATAAATCCTCAAAAAATATATCACCGAAAACCTTTACCCATTTTGCGGCTTCTTCCGACATGAATGTGTTTAAGAACTTCTGCAATGTGTTTTCGGCTTGTTCCTTCACCTTATTATAACCGGTAGCTTCATCGACAAGAGCAATTATTCCGACCTTCGCAACTGAACGGATAATTATATTAGCATTGGCTACAATATCAGCATTTATATTAAACCTCTGGGTTTCATTTGCATCAATAATCGCTGAGCAAAGGTCTATCAGAAGAGTTGCTTCATATCCGTAGAAGTCTGATTTTAAGTTCTTTATGTTTTCAACCGTAAATACTATCGGATTATTAAACTGCTCCAATATTCTGGGTTTAAGTCCGAATGCTATCGGTTCGCTATTCACAAACTTAGAAAACCACTGTCCAGATGTCTTTTTATCCCCTGCACCTAACACTCCTTGGATTCCTCTACCTGAAAATACACGCGTGCCATCCTCAAGGACGTAACATGGTAATTCCAGGTTTCCCAAAACGAGAGGTGTTTTGTCTGAGCCATATTTAGCGACTAATACTCTATCATCAATGAGGTCGCATTTTTTTACACCAATAGCTTCTGCTACCTTGGTTATAGTTTCCATGCTTGCAGAACCGTTAATAGCCTTACTTAACCCTACTTCCGACATTCCGATTTTAGATGCAAGCTCTTTTTGTGTGATACCTTGCTCTTTCAATACTTCTTTAATCCTATTTCTCATGTTTAAGCGGTTTAATTATCTACGCAAATATACATATATTAGTTTAATTACAATATAAATACCAATATAATTAAACTAAAAGTTGCCGATTTTATCACAATCCATAGAATTTTTATCGTCCATATTATACATTTTACCAAATTCTATAACTTAATCCAACCACGACAGCCGGTGATAGCCCATCCTTGCCAAATCCATAGCCGGCAGTGATTGACATACCCCATCTACGAGGTTTTAGTTTCATCACATGATGGATATCATTAGTAACCGTGACAGTCTTAGGATATACCTTCAAACTGTCCAAGTTCGGGTTATAACCGCTGACATAAGCCGTATAGTTACTGTCCCGGTATATCTTCTGCTCGACAGGGAGCACCGTATCACCTACATGGATAGTATCGCCCGTGTGCCAGCAAATCAAAGGAGTAGGAAGATAGTAGGGAACCGTATCCCTTCTTATCACAAGGCTTGAACTGAATACCGTATCCGTTCTTGCCTCTATAACTGCTTCGGGGGATGGCTTTGCGAACCATCCTAAACCGAAAGCGAGTACAATCAGTAATATGTAAGGAAGCCATTTCATTTCAATTTGGTTTTAGCTTGCAACATTAACATACAACCCTACCAAGCTGCTTAAGTCATGGGTCAATGCCTGACCGCTGTCCCTTGTGCAGATATATAATACATCATTCTGAGTATAGTACTTGTCCTTGAATATCTCCATAGGAGGTGTATAGGGTATAGGGTCATCCTTGGTGCCTGATGCGGTCTCTACAACCACTTCGTAGAGTGCTGCCGTAGCCATGCCGGGATATTGGTTCTCCAAAACCATAGGGATATCTTGCCGGACCTTATACAGGTGTTCCTTGTAATTAACCTTCATTCCCTTGGATAAGGATTCGTCTATATATTCCGCCCAATCGGGATACAGCGATTTAACCTTCAAGGATTCGCTGTCTGTCAGGCTGAATGTCTGTATCTGTTTTTTGGCGGATTCCACCATGTTTTGTGCGGATGCAGCCAATATATAATCAGCACTATAAGGTTGCGGTTCGTGATTCCATTCTTCCGATTCCATGATTTGTACAAATTCGGGGTCATCCATTCTGTAGGTGGGGAAGGAGTCCCTCGGGAAGAGGTTAACGAATTCCTCATGCAGCACTACTTTGGTGCCGTCTGCGTTGCTTCGCATTGTCGGCATAGCCAACAGTCCATGTTGGGTCAGCCATTCTATCGTAACGATTGTATATCTCATTGTCCAATTATATTAGTTATTACGTAATCAATTAATTCTTGCTCTGTGAATCCGTCTGCCTCTGTTGGTATGGAGTCAAAGGCTATGGAGTTGTAGAAGGCGATTCTAGAAAAATATTCGGAACTATGATGTTCGTTAGCAAAAAAAACAGGCCGTACAGTACTGGTAGAATCGACTGTACCATTCACAATTGTAATAGTATGTTTAACATTGAATAATTCTTGGCAGTAAATAGACTTATTCAACATGCCATCTATATAAGTTACACCATTAGGGTTGTTGCTATTATATGCAATTGCATTCCTAATAGGTCTCACCCAAAACGATTTGTTTATATTACTTTGAGCATAATATGCCTTACTAGCGTTAAAGTCCCCTATCGGATTAACCGTCATAAACAGCATCTTCACTCCACTACTCAGATTCTCTACCAATCCGTAATCATCTACACCATCTGTCACTAATGCACCGGGATATTCGGGTATCTGAGTAATGGTGATGTTACAGTTGTCTATAGGCTGCTTGGAAGTAAACCCATACCACCCGGATAATCCTTCGTATTCACTCGAATTGAACTCAAAGTATCCATTTTCCAATGTAATATTTTTGCCACTTTCTGCATCTGTGTATCTAAAGATTAACTTACCTTTAAGCTCTTCCGTTATCCCTGTAATATTACATTTTAAAGTTGTTTTTTTAGTACTATCTTGATATAATACTCCTCTATATTCTATTTTTACGGATTGTATTACAATTGATGAGTCCGATTCTATTTTTACGGCTCCATTGTTTGAATCGGTTCTCCAATTACTAAAGTTGTCGTTGTATCCTCCAACACCACTCATTTCGGCAAACAGGAAGTTATTTAACTTCATCCGTCTTCCTTTACCCGACAAGTCCTGCAAGTAAGCAGATTCCTTCAATGTTTCGTTGGTCGCACCTTGCTTCTTTACGTCATAGTAGAAAACAACATGCTCCCTTATCCATTGAGGGATAGGGGAAGGCTTGGAACCACCGCCACCCGAACGGATTTCGCCAATGTGATTCAGTGCGATTGTATTCAACCGCACCGAATTTAAAGATATTGTGTTAACCTTCATAATCACTCCAAAATTAATGCCTTGACAGGCTTAACATTGCACTGAATCTTGATATGCTGCTCACCAATGACACCTTCGATGTTCTTCTGCCAAACCGACCCGACACCGTAATCGACTTCGAACGGCGCCCAACTCTCACCGTCCAAACTCTGATACAATACCACCTTGGACGGGATGTGTTCGAATACCAATTGCAAACCAAATGTAGACGCAGCAGGCTGAAACTTATACTCCTGATTGGAGCCGGATGCTGCAAAATTGCCGGTTATATCCTTTAATGCCATAATTGTAGATTTAATTGTTAAACGATTTCAATTGTAATACTTTCGCCTCTTCTCTGTGCATCCTCTATCAGCACATTGAGCTTATCGGATGTATATCGGGATTCGGTCAATCGCCCGACTTCCGTATTCCTTCCGACAAGTATGCAGCCGGCAGAGTCATCGGCAGTATTCCCCGGATGTATCAAGATTCCTTCAAAGGCAGGGACGTTAAGCAATCGTGGCAGGTTTCTGCCAAACTTGGGAGACCAATTATATACCACCTTATATTCTCCGTAAGGGATGGCGGTTTTACCATATACCTTCTTTTCATTGCTCAAATCACGGACAGTGTCTTCCAGTGTGTTACAGAAAAACTTCCCGTCTACGAACAGTCTGCCCACCGTATAAGCGGGTTTCTTCCATAATCT